TAAACTAAAGCAGTTAAACGAACGGGGTACGGCATTACGTTACCCCTGAAGGTAATAAGTACCCTTCTATTACAACCGTACTTTCCGAGTACAACCGGAAGGCTATTTTTGAATGGCGTACTCGGGTTGGTAATGATGAAGCTAATCGGGTATCTGGTAAAGCTTCAACCCGGGGTACAAAGCTACATAAAGCCTGTGAAGATTATATTAATAATTTGACGCCAGATTTTAAGACACCATTTGAGCGAGATCTATTTAAAAGATTTCAACCAACCTTACATCGCATTAATAATGTCTATGCTCAAGAGTTACGTATGTACTCCGATCATTTACGCATTGCTGGTACGGTAGATTGCGTTGGTGAATTTGATGGTAAGGTATCTGTAATTGATTTTAAGACTTCAGCAAAACAAAAAGATAGTAGCTACATTGAAAACTATTTTATGCAATGCTCAGCCTACGCAATTATGTTTGAAGAACAATTTGGTATTCCTGTCGCTCAAACCGTTGTCGCAATTGCAGTTGAGGATGATGAACCACAAGTGTTTATAGAGAAAAGAGATACCCACGTAAAACGGTTAATTCACTTTCGGGATCTTTATGAAAGTAAGAGTGGCATTTCAGTGGCAATGCCTGTATAATAGTTATGTGAGCGGTTGAGAAACTGCAACTATAAATAATGATATTGTTGTATGAAGCAAAGAGAAATAGGTTCTGGACGCGGGTGCGAATCCCGCCAGGTCCACCAAAAGCGTTTTAGTAGAACGTTTCTGATGGGCCTGAAATAGATTCGACAGGGCAAAGAGTAACAGAGTGGACAACACATCAGAGCAGATGTTAAAACTAAACAAAAGTAAACGCAAACGACTCACAGTTCGCATTAGCAGCCTAAACACTGCTTAGGGTTTGTAGGTTTCCTCGTAACAGAATAACCTACACTTATAATGGAAGATTATGAACAAAGAAATTTTATACGATACCCCTCGCATTGTTGTATGTCACGATCTATATACACCGGAAGAATGCGCTGCAATTATTAATGATATTCCTACAGATCGCTTTGAAAGAGCTATGGGGTACGATGTTAGAAATAATGAAGGCATTCTGACTGATTATCGATCAAACTCTACTTACACGGATATGGTGTATAAGTTAGTTCCGTTACAGCAACGTCTAACAAAGTTTATTGAGAGTGAGTTAGAAGGTACGTCAAGTTATAAAAAGGGCTGTATTGAAACACCATTACAAGTACAGCGCTATGATGTAGGGCAGCAGTACAAGCCCCATGTTGATTTTTTTAATGGTGTAGGTGCACCTAAGTACTTCGATGTTGATAGAATTGCGTCTGTAATTGTTTATTTAAATGATGATTTTGAAGGCGGTGAGACATATTTTACAGCACTAAATATCGATGTAAAACCAAAGGTTGGTACTGCCTTACTTTTAAAATATGATTACTCTGATGATAGATTAAATTTAAGCACGTTTCATTGTGGCATGCCAGTCACAGAAGGCGTTAAATATATTGTAACAGCTTTTATTCGTGCTGAACCTATCAGTGTGAAATGGGATCCTAGAAAAGAGCCAATTCCTGCGATAGGTAATCGCGAGCAAGTTTTATTAGGAGCAAGGTCAAGTGGCTAGACCTTAAATTAGCCACACAACACTCATACACACAAAGGAAACTTACATGAGTAATATGACACCGTTCGAGATTCGCCTTGAACTTCTAAAAATGGCGAAAGAGATGCTTTCCGAGGAATATTATGGAAAGCGTGAGGTAGTTAGCAACGACTGGTCTACAAAAGTCGAAGTCGCTAAGCATGCAGGACAGACAGCTCCTGATCATCCGGGCTTTCCAGCCTACCCGAGCGAAACCGAGATAATTGCAAAAGCAGCTATCCTCAACGGATTCGTATCCAACATTCCAACAGAGACAAAACACACTTCAATCAAGAAGTAATCTGATGGTGATTGGGGGCTTCGGCCCCCTTCAAATAAGGAGAACTAATGGTACGTTTTATGAACTTACTAATCAAGCTTACGTTGGTGGTGGCTGTTGCTGCTACACTCGTTGGCTTTACAAAAAGCAGAATTGAGTATTACAAAACTAAGCCTTTTAATGAAGTGCCAATTACAATGGCAGAGCGGGAGAAGCAGTTAAATTGTTTAGCGAAAAATATTTACTTTGAAGCAGCCCATGAACCTTTTGAAGGTAAGGTTGCAGTCGCACAGGTTACTATTAACCGGTCTAACTCGGGTAGGTACCCAAGCGATATTTGTGATGTAGTATATCAGAAGAATGTATTCTATGGTAAAGTCGTATGTCAGTTTTCATGGTACTGTGAAGGAGGTCCAAAGATTATAGGTAGTGCACCACACTATAAGGAATCTATGGAAGTAGCAAAAAAGGTACTTTTAGAGAACTTTAGATTACCAAGTTTAAAAGATGCATACTATTACCATGCTGATTACGTTTCACCTAATTGGAATAAGCCAAAGATAACCAAAATTGGACGTCACATATTTTACGGAGAGAGATCATAATGGAAATGCTTAATTTATATTTACAAAAAGCGACAAAATACTTTGAGGGGTTCTCAAAGACAACCGCAGATACCTTTGCCTGGCTAAGCATGCTGGTATTCATTTGTGCAACGGTCCCTTCTTTCTTTGCTGTTATGTCAGGGGTTACAGACAAGCTACCCCCACTTGATATTACGTGTCTTTTATGGCTAGGGCTGTTGCTTTATTTCCTAAGATCAGCTATACTGAAGGACATGCTGATGGTAGTGACCATTGGTATTGGTTTCGCAATTCAATCCATTATGTTAGGTCTAATATTTTTTATATGAACGAACAACCAGTGCAGTTAACCGATGCGCTAGTTATAACCAAGCGCTTTCGGTCACCAAACGAATTCAGTATCTATATTGATGAAATTGTAACCCGTACAAAGATAGGTTACATGGAAGCAGTAATCGCATATTGCGATGAAAAAGATATTGAAATTGATAGTATCGGTCCTTTGATTAATCAAAAGCTTCGTGAGAAGATTCAAATGGAAGCCGAAGTTGCAAATATGATTAAACCGATTGGACATTTGCCTGTATGATTATGGAACCATTTGAAGTCTACCGGTACTACCTTGCATTGAGATTACATTTTACTACTGATCAGTACGATGTAATTGCGCAAGGTGGTAGGGTAAAAGCCTCAAAGCAATCTTTTGCAAAACGTAAAGATCTGTTAGCAATTAGGAAAGTAGCCGAAAGTTACTCTGATAAAGAAGTGGTTGATTTCCTAGTTGCTAATTTTGTATCTGGTGATCGTTGGGGCGGTATATTTGATGTAGAATCTAAAGATCGGTATGCAAGCTGGAAGAAGCGAATGGAGTCGATGTATTATACATTCGATAAAGAACTTAATAATGTAATTGCGTTTTGTGAAAAGAATAATACTACATTTTGGGAAACATTCCATTGCCAGAAAAATGAGCATCCATATATAATCAAGCTATATTTAAGAAATAGCATTTCGATAGAAACATTAGTTATTTTGGAGAAGTTGGTCGGCTACGTAACAGACCTAGATCAAAAATTAAGTACTGATTTAATCTGGCCTGACGTATCGAGAACTATAAAGAAATACGACCCATTCGTAAATATTAAAAAAGAAAAATACGATGAATTACTCCGATCACGAGTTGGATATAAGTAAAGCAAGAATCATAGAGTTGGAAAAGAGCATTTGTATTCTTCAGGAAAATGTCACGGCATTATCAGAACATTTAAAAGAAACACAAAGATTTTTAATTCGGTTAGCACATAGTCAAGGTGAGATTGCAAAAAGAGTTTCAGCTTGGCCGTTCGTTGCAGTTGATACAAAAGGAGAGAAGTAATGTTAGAAACAATTTTTTGGATTTTAATCGGCGCATTTATCGGATGGCATGTCCCGCAACCCCAATGGGCAGTCACCCTTCAGGCAAAAATCTTGGGGCTTTTCAACAAGGGCAATTAAGCTTACAGCAATGAAAAATATGTCATCGGAGTGGGATAGTTACAGAAAGATCCGACGCGTAGAAAAAGGTACCAATAAAGTTGACAAGTACCGCAAAAGCATATATAATATGTTATCAGAAGAAGATTTAGAATCTTACGATGACGGGTTAGATTCTGATACAGAAGAAAGTGAAGTTAATCGT